AATTGTCCTAAGACTTTCAGAAATGGTAAAGCAAGATCTTCTTGCGTCATATTCTGAGAGCCAGCATTTGCATCAGCTTCGAATAAATTCGTAGATAATGCACCTGCATTTTCTTTTTTTGCTACTTCGTTCATGTTTATTGTTTCCTTTTTATTGTTGTTTTATTTCCAACAAATACGTTGAAAATTTCCGTTGGCATTTCTTTACCCGCCTCTAAACGCTCACGGACTAGCGCTTTCAAAGTCATGGGTTCTACCTTCAACTTTTGTGTTGGTTCAAACCCGTGACCTTTTGCAAGTTCGGCATAATCAGCCGCCTTGTTATCTTCGTTGCGACCAAAAGATACGGATATCTCATTTTTGATTATATCTCCTAGTCCATTATTACGAAGCCAGTTAAACGCCGCTTCCCTGTTTGCTACAGTTATAGTTGCGCTATAATGTGGTTTAACATCTACTGAAGAACCATCCATAAGTTTTAAATGAGATAATCCCATTTCACTCATCATAGTTGGTATAACTTCTCCAGATACATGTTCTAATTTCTTTTTTAAATCTTTTAAATTTTCTTCTTGGTTTTCTATACTTCTTTGAAGTTGTTCTAAATGTTCCACTTGATCAGCTAAAGATTGTATATTGTCAGTTTTTTTAATGACCTGCTGTTGGTCTTGTTCAAAATCTATAGACATATTACAGCTCCACCACTAAATTAATTTGCATTTTAGGTAATTCAACTTCTAAAAATCTTACAAAACTTATATCTAGATTTTTATCTATCTCTAAAAATGAATCTCCTATTCCTACATTTAAAGGAACATTTTTTAATTTTTTAACTTGAAAAACGTCCCTCGCTATTCTTTTCAAGATTACTTCTCTTTCTATATTACTCATCTATTTGTCCTTTCTCGTATAAATCAATTTCTATGGAATAATATTTTCTTTCTTGTTTATCCCATTTCAATAAATTGTATTTACCATTTGTTATATCAGAAACTATAGAACAAGCGACTCCTATAATAGCAGGATCTCCTGTTAATAATAAAAAATCTTTTTGTCTATATTTTTCTAATGATTTTCTAAGTTTAAAAATAAGTGGGCCTGGTGAAAAAATTATTTGTGAAAGTTCTGGTAATAAAAATTTAAATTTACCAAAAGTTGCTGCACCCATAATATTTATTTTAGGTCTACCTTCTTTAGTGCCCGGAATTTCTTGAATGACATAAACTATCGGTGATTCCGATTTATTACTTATATCACCATATTGTAACTTATTTTCTTTCATGCTTGACAATATAGGTCTTTAATATTATATTGTCAACTAGAAAGTAGAAAAAAATGAACTATAAATTTAAAACGTCACCGTACGCACATCAAATGACTGCGTTAGAAAAATCTTGGAATAGAGAAACCTATGCATATTTTATGGAAATGGGTACAGGTAAAACTAAAGTATTAATTGATAATGCCGCAATGCTTTATGATAAAGGCAAGATAAACGGCCTTTTAATTGTTGCACCTAAAGGGGTTATAGGTACTTGGTATAATCAAGAACTTCCTACTCATTTACCTGATCATATAGAAAAAGTGACCACATTATGGCAACCAAATATTACTAAAGAACAGTCTAAAAAATTAGCTAATTTATTTAAAATAGGTGAAGAACTACATATTTTAATTATGAATGTAGAAGCTTTAAGTACTACTAAAGGCACAGACTTTGCTAAGAAATTTATTTCTTGCCATAATACACTAATGGCCATTGATGAAAGTACAACAATTAAAAATCCCAAAGCACAAAGAACTAAAAATATTATTAGTTTAGCAGATAAAGTTAAATACAGAAGAATTATGACAGGTTCACCTGTGACTAAAAACCCTTTAGATTTATTTAGTCAATGTTATTTTTTAGATCCTTTTCATTTAAATCATGAATCTTACTACTCATTTAGAATGAGATATGCCATTATGAAAACAGCAAATATTGCTGGAAGAAAGATTCAATTAGTTTCTGGTTTTAGAAATTTAGGAGAATTATCTGAAAAATTAAGACCTTTTTCTTATCGAGTTTTAAAAGAAGATTGTTTAGACTTACCCGATAAAATTTTTATGAAAAGAAATATTAAGTTAAGTAGTGACCAATTAAGAGTCTATGACCAAATGAAGAAAGAAGCTTTAGCTACTTTAAACGGAAAAAAAGTTACCACTGTTAATGCTCTTACTCAATTAATGAGATTACACCAAATTACTTGTGGTCATTTTACTTCTGATGATGGAATGACTCAACCTATTAAAAACAATAGAATTACTGAATTAATGGATGTGTTAGAAGAAACAGAAGGTAAAGCCATTATATGGGCTCATTACCAGTATGACATAACTACTATAATTAAAGAAGTAGTTAAGGTCCATGGTCCGGGTTCCATTGTTGACTATTATGGTTTAACTCCTCAAAATGAAAGACAAAAAAATATTAAAAAATTTCAGTCCGACCCTAAGTGTCGGTTTATGGTAGGAACGCCGGCTACGGGCGGCTATGGGATAACTTTAACGGCTGCAAACACCGTAATTTACTATTCTAACGGATACGATCTAGAAAAAAGATTACAGTCAGAAGATAGAGCACACAGAATTGGACAAAAAAAATCTGTAACATATGTAGATTTGATTTGTGAAGAGACCGTAGACGAAAAAATCGTAAAAGCTCTCCGTAAAAAAATAAACATAGCATCAGAAGTTTTAGGAGAAGAATTAAAGTCATGGATTTAATAGGATATACACGCGAGGCGCGCTAGAATTTTAGGATACTACTTTTCCGCCGGACCATTTCATCTCAGGCAACCCGTTTTCGTAAGTTTTTCCATCGTAAGTCAGCACTTGTTTTCTGTTAGCTCCTTTTTCATTATAGCTAACGTGAACCCAGCCACCTGCTGGATCATCTTTTTTGTAGAACTCGAGGATCAATTGATCGAAGTCACAATTGTTTTGAATCCAATAAGCTGTTTTAATATTAGGCACACCTGCTATTTCAAAGTCAACCGCCTGGCCCTTTGCATGTTGCGACGTTTTTTTGCTGCCGATCGCTTCACACAGCGCCTCGGAGCGGTAGCCAGAGGTAACAGTAATGGGTTTATCAAAGTGCGCACGAACCGGTTCCAATATTTCATAGCATACGTTCTCCAAATTTTTGATATCACCTGCTCCTGGTGAATTGTCAATACCTTTACGCGTCGCTGTCATCGACTTGGTCATCTCTTCAAGCTTAAAATGTTTAGATAGTTGCATAAATTTTTTTAGTGTGAAATTAAAGCAAATATAACATAAGCCATACCAGATATCAACGCACCAACAGATACTAATAAAATACTTTCTACCCTATTAATTTGGCGTTCTAATTTAAGAATTTTATCATGAGTTTGTTTCTGCATAATTCTGCATAACTTTTCATGAGAATCTATTCGTTGTAATGCATTATCTTTTGCCATTATACTGTTACATTCCTTTGTTTACGTCTTAACGCTTTTTCAGAAGGGGATAGTAGGGCTTCTTCAGTTGATGTCAAGCCTGTATCTTGATTAATATTGCTTGGTAATGCTGATGTTTGTACTACTTCTTCTGATACTTCTGAAGTTTGAATAGGTTGATTAGGTGGAATAAGACTACCTTGTTGATCAATTGTCTCCATAGTTTTTTTTAAAGGATTAATTAATTTTGGAAACTCAGAACCTTGATCAATTCTAAGTCTAGATATTTCACGAAATATTTTATTAAGAGCATTTCTGGCTTCACTATATGGACTAGGTAAACCTAATTTTCTAGCATTTAAAATTATTCCAGTTATAACATCATCACTTGGGTAATAAGCCTTAAAGTTTCCTGACTTAACATAGCCGTAATCTTTTTTAGACATCCTTGCTAAGTTTTCTCTTAAATCTCGTGAAGAAGTTCCAAGTAATTCAGCTGCTGACATGTTAGCATTCATTTCTTTTTGAACTTTCCACAAAGATTCGTTGGCTGCTATATATGCATCAACCATTTCTACTGGATCTACTGGTCCTTCTTTCAATGCTACTTTAGTAAATTTACTTTTAGATTTTCTAGAGTTAGCTGCGTACTCTGCATTTTTAAATCTTAAAGTTCTTGGAATATTTAATTTAACTGCTCTCATTCCAGCTATTCCTAAACCTTCATCTAATAATTCATATGACTGACCATTCTCATCGTACTCACCAACCTTACCCCACTTAAATGGTCCACCTAAATTACCTTCCTGTAATGGTGTATCAAATCCTGTAATTGCATAATCAATTCTACCTAATTGTTTTAAACTTCCTGGCATTTGTGCTTTTAATAAATGCATAAATATTTTTTCTGCAATAAGACCGGGTGAATCATTTTCTGCATCGTAAATAGTAAAACCTTCTGTAGTTTTTCCTTTTCTTCCTAGG